CGATATCGAATCAACCTCTTAAAACACCTATTAATACTACCATAAATATGGTATAATAGTATATTATGACTTTAGATGAAATTAAGAAAGAGTGGGAAAAGGATTGTGAGATAGACGATATTGAGTTAGATAAATCGTCTTTAGAAGTTCCTAAACTCCATGCAAAATATCAAGACTTATTGTCTAGTAAGATTCTTGTTATGAAACAGTATCAATTTAAATATGATACACTTCTAAAAAATAAATGGTTGTGGTATAACGGAAAAATGTCACAAGAACAAATCAAAGAGTTGGGTTGGAATGATGACCCTTTAGACGGATTGAAAGTTATGAAAAATGATTTACAAATTTTCTACAATTCTGATAAAGATATTCAAGAACTCAATGCAAAAATAGAATACCTAAAAGTCACAATAGAATACCTAAAAGAGTGTATGCAAAATATCACTTGGAGACACCAAACGATTAAGAATACAATCGATTGGAGAAAATTCATGGCAGGGTCATAATGCAATATGTAAAAGGAAGTGTTTGGATAGCAGAAGGTTTCTTTACAGAATCAGAAGTAGATGAAATATATGCAGCTGCAAATAAACAGAACTGGCAAACTGGTGCAGTTGGAAATGGAGCTGGAAACTTTAGTGACCCTGATGCTGAAGATTTAGAACATGGTGCAGTTGTTGACGAAATAAGACAATCACAAGTTAAGTGGTTAGAACATCAACACTTATCACAAAATTTTCATGAAAAACTTGCAGCTGCAATAAAATATGCATCAGGAGATAAAGACTGGAAATGGGATTTTACTAATTTTGAAAATTTTCAATATACTAATTATAGATACAAACCCGATAGACCAAGAGGTGATTTCTATACATGGCATACAGACGCAGGTGGAACAAATTCAACATATCCAAGTGGTGAGATTCGTAAACTAAGTTGCACAATTCAATTGTCAGACCCCGATGATTATGAAGGTGGAAATTTTCAATGGATAGAACCAACTCCAGTATTTGATAGACTATTACCTCACCATAAAAATATTGATGTAAATCTTTTAACACATACTGCACCTTTCAGTGCAAAAACAAAAGGGAGTATTATTATATTCCCTTCTGAATTACAACACCAAGTCACTTCAGTTAGTGCTGGTTCTAGAAACTCATTAGTGGGTTGGTTATTAGGGCCTCAGTTCAGATAAAATGGTTAGAGTATCGAAGATAGACGATGTCTTCATGAAAGTTCATTGTGATGACGGTCTTGCAAGAGACCTATATGATTTCTTTTCATTTACAGTCCCAGGCGCAAAATTCATGCCTTCTTATAAGAACAAATTTTGGGACGGTAAAGTTAGACTCTTCTCAATGAAGACACATAAAATTTATATCGGATTACTTCCATATGTTGACGAATTCTGTAGAGAACGTGGTTATGAATTTGGTGGTATACAAGAAGTTATCGGTGATAAAACAAAGATTACAGACGAAGACGTAGATTTCTTTATTAATGGTGACGGTTTAATTCCAGGCTTGGGTCTTCCTTTTGAACCACGTGATTATCAAATAGAAGCATTCAAAACTGCAGTGCAATACGGAAGACAACTCTTATTGTCACCTACTGCAAGTGGAAAGTCGTTAATCATTTATTTGTTATGTAGGTGGTATGAGGGAGAAATGTCTCTACCAAATTGTAAAACTATTATTATTGTCCCCACTACCTCATTGGTAGAACAGATGGCAAAGGATTTTAAAGAGTATGGATACAATGAAGACATTTGTAAAATTTATAGTGGTCAACCTGTATTTTCTTCTAACATTACGATATCGACATGGCAGAGTTTTGCTAAAGCACCTAAAGAAGTCTTACAAGGATTTGACGTAGTAATAGGAGACGAAGCACACCTATTCAAAGCACAAACACTAAAAGGTATTTTAGAAAAAATGAAACACACTGGTGTTCGTTTTGGAACAACTGGAACACTAGACGGTTCGGAAGTTCATAGACTTCAACTTGAAGGTTTGTTCGGCCCTGTAAAAAAAGTCATAACGTCATACGAATTAATGGAAGAAGGAACGATTGCTGATTTACAGATAGATTGTGTCATACTTCGTCATACCAAAATGAAAAAACTGTCATACCAAGAAGAAATGGATTACTTGGTATCGAATGATAGTAGAAATAAATTCATAACAAATTTAGTTGCAAGTTTAAAAGGTAATACACTTGTGTTGTTTCAATACGTAGAAAAACATGGTGAAGTCTTATATCCTATGTTAGACGGAAGAGTAGAAGACTTACATTATGTCTATGGTGGAACGGATACAGAAGATAGAGAAACAGTCAGAGAGGTGGTAGAAAAATCTAACGATAGTGTCATACTAGCGTCATACGGAACCTTTTCTACTGGAGTTAATATAAAGAAAATTGATAATGTAGTTTTTGCAAGTCCTTCTAAATCTAGAATCAGAAACTTACAATCTATTGGTCGTGGTCTAAGAAAGACTGAAGGTAAAGAAAAAATGAGATTATTTGATATTGCAGATGATTTGCAATGTGATAATTTTACACTTGGTCACTTAAAAGAAAGAATAAATATCTATAACGAGGAAAACTTTTCCTACGAGATAAAACAATTCGACTTAGACTAATGGCAACACCTAAAGATTTACTAAAACAAAAATACGAAGTAGTCAAACTAAAAACTGGTTCAGAGATTGTTGGTATGGTTAGAGAGACAACAGAAGGTATCAGTGTCACACTTCCTATGATATGTCACTTATCAGTTCAACAACCAATCAACTCAACACTTGCAACCTTCTATCCTTATGCACCTTTAAGTGAAGACCCTATAATAATGATACCTTTTGGAGAAGTTTTACATAGAAGTAATATGAATAAACAATTCATTCCTTTTTATGACGAAGCTTCTGCAAGGTGGTTGGAAATGGTAGAAAAAGGAACCATACCTTTAACAAATGATTTGAAAGGTGCCTCAAAAGAATACATGAAAGCTGCAGTTGATTCTATTCTTAAAAATGTTAAGGAAGAAGATTTGTTTGATGATTATTTTGAAGAACTTGCAGAGAGTGAGTTCGAATCTGCAGTCCCACCGAAAGACCCAAAAAAGATTCATTAGGATTTCTTTTTTTCTAAATAAGTGCGTATAATTTAGACTTATATATACTTATACAAAATATTTATAACTTAATTTTAGGAAAACCATGACCACAGCAACTTTTTTTGCGAAGAGCATGGTGCGAAAAGCTAGAGAAGTCAACCACCAAGTTAGACCTTTAAAGAGACAACTGTTTGACACTATCGAATTTCTAGTGCTATTGACTCTTCCGATAATACTACCATTTATAGTAATGTATCTCTCATCATCTATGAGGATATATTAATGTCTAAGAAACAAACAGAGAAACTTAGAGATACCTTGGAGATAACTACACTCGTAGCTATCTTCATGATTTCTATCGTATCAGTATCGGGAATATCATAATGGAATTTTTAATCATATCAATTCTAAGTATCATTGTATCCTATCTTTACTTGAAGTATGCACCTATGCATGACTTACGCATGGCAATCTATAGTGCGGAAGATTTAAACGCTGCCTTAAATGTCAGAAAACTTCAGAAAGAGGATAAAAATGAGTCTTGAAAGAAAAGCACTACAAGTTGTAAATCTCTCACCTAGTGAATCTATAGTTGAGAAAATTGTCGAAGTTCACCCAATGAAACAAGTTGCAGTAATGTCAGTTGTGCAAGTCCTCGTTTTCGGTTTTATGATACTCTCATTTTGGATAATAAATCAATTCGTATGAAGACCTATATAATATATACAATCGTTGCAATGACTATGTTCTATGTTATAAGTGGAGAAAAGGATAGAATGGGTCGTGCCGTTATGAGAGAAAACGTTGTTGTATCGGGTGCATATATCCCTTATTAGTATATATCCCCGCTGGGACATAATTATTTTATCATAGATTTCCCACATGTCTAGTGGGTTTCTTCAAAAAATTCAAAAAAATAAATACTTAAAAACCCCCTTACAATATAAGGATTTTTGTGTATAATAGATACATGACTACTAAAAAACAAAATGAACACTATGTAAACAACAAAGAGTTCACTCAAGCAGTCTCCGAGTATAACATTTCATGTAAACTTGCAGAAGAAAAAGGTAAGGTCAAACCTCAAATGACAGAATACATTGGTGAATGTATCTATAAGATTGCGACTCGATTATCGACTCGTCCTAATTTTATCAACTACACATATAGAGATGAAATGATATGTGATGCAATTGAAAATTGTATTCAGTATATCGGAAATTTCAACAGAGAGAAATCAGATAATGCATTCGCATATATCACTCAAATCTGTTATTATGCCTTCCTAAGACGAATCCAAAAGGAGAAAAAACAAGTCTTCATTAAACAACAGGCAACAGACGCGGCTGGTATGATTACTGATGCATTTAATACTATAGACGGTGCTCATGACCCAACCTTAATCAACACTAATGTTGAATGGATGCAAGAAAATATGAATCGTGTCGACTATGAACCTCGAAAGTCAAGAAAAACAACAAAAAAGAAAACAACTAACTTAGAAAAATTTACTGAATGAAAATTGCATTACTAAATGATACCCATTGTGGTGTCCGAGGTGATATGATAGAAATGTCAAATTACCAAGGAAGATTTTACAATGAAGTGTTCTTCCCTTATTTGGAAGAAAACGGAATCAATCATATTATTCACTTAGGTGATTACTTTGATAGAAGAAAGTATATAAACTTTGCTTCTATGAAAGCAAATATCAAACATTTCATAGAACCTATGAATGAAAAAGGTATTACTATGGATTTGATTCTTGGTAATCATGACACGTATTATAAGAATACTAACGAAGTAAACTCACCCGAGTTGTTATTGTATAATCAAGAAAATGTAAATGTCATTCAAGAATGTGAAGTTAAAGAATATGACGGATTTAATATTGCACTTGTTCCATGGATTAATCCCGAAAACTATGCAGACGCAGTTGACTTCTTAATGAGTGCAAATGCAAGTTGGTGTATGGGTCACTTTGAGTTTGAAGGAGCTCTTATGATGCCAGGCATGACATGTCAACATGGACTAGACCATTCTTATGTAAAAAGATTTGAGAAGGTATTGAGTGGTCATTTCCACCAAAAATCTGAGTTTGCAAATATCAGATATCTTGGGTCTCAAATGCAATTTACTTGGTCAGACTATGGAGATAACAAATACTTTCATATCTTTGATACTGATACACAAGAGTTAACACCAGTTTTAAATCCAATCACTATGTTTGAGAAATCATTCTATAATGACGAGAAAGAAACTTTTGAAACTATTAGTAATGCAGATTATACAAAATACACTGGTAAGTTTGTAAAAGTTATTGTAGTCA